CAGGCCATGACCGAGGTGCAAGCCCAACTGGCTGAAAAGGCCGAAGGCCTGACGCCGGAGATGTGGGCTCGCTTCATGAGCATGCAGTCGCCCATGCTGCAGGGACTGATGGGCAGCTACGTCGAACAGTCGAAGAACGTTTTTCTTCAGATGCAGGAGCAGATGCAGAAAAATACCGAGCAGGTGCTGGGGGCCTTTGGCATCAAGCGTCCCTGAGCCGCACCGAGCCGGACGAAAAGGCCTGAACCGCATCCGTAGCCGAAGGTTTTCCAATCATTGCCCGGCCGTCACTGATAGCTGGGACAATAGAGGCATATGAGCGAAGTTGCCTCCCCCGAACGTACGGCCACGCCGACCGCCCCAAAGGTCGGATTCGTGAGCCTGGGCTGCGCGAGCGATATTTAACGTAAACCGTAAGGCGAATATGGAGCTGTCGACCGGAAATGCCGATGCCCTCGTGCCGCCCTCGCCAACCGGGGCCACCGCAGGCCATCAAGAGCAGGGTGAGTTAACTGCTGTTTTGACCCCCAGCGTTCCTCTGGAGTTGGCCCACGTCACTCAAGTAGTGACCGGTGTGGCCGCAGCGAACCCTCGGTCGATGGGACATGATTTTGCGGCGCAGATGATCGCCGCAAATATGCGCCAGATGGATTACACGATCAACGTCCAACGAGCCGAACTCACCAATCAGTTGGGACGCCTCGATGCTTTGAAGGACAAGGTCGCAACGCTCAGTGCCGAGAAGGAAGTTCTCGAGGAGAGATTGGGTACCAAGTCGCGGCTCGAAACAGTTCGTGCCTTCTCGGGCGTCATCGGCACCTGGCTCGTGACAGTTTCAATTGATCTCTGGAAGGCTCAGTTTTCTTTGGCACTACTCGCTTTGCTGGCCGGCCTGGCTCTAGTGGCTTTTGGCTTTTTAGGTGTGCGCTCGGGTAAAAAATCATGATGCAAGGCGCGATAACCGAGCTCACGCTCATGGGCGTATTCGACCGCGGTATTCCGAACGCTGAGCGCGTTGTCATCCGGGTTGACGAGTACGTCGACATGGCGAGCTTCGTCCTACTGCAAGCGAAGGCGGGCGAAATTGGCGGAGCCGTGCCGATCCGGGACTCAATGTTCTGGTTTGGCAACGGCCTGCTTGAACCCGGAGACTGGATCTTCATCTACAGCGCTGTTGGGGAATCCAAGGTCGTTGACGCGCCTGGAGCGCAGGGCGCTAAACAGAAGATGGTTCTGCTGCACTGGCAGCGCAGCCAAACCATGTTCCACACCCCCGAAATCGTTCCAATACTTGCGCGCATCGACGCGTTGCAAATTGGCGTGCCGGCGCCACCGACGGCGCCAAGCGCAACCCAGGGACTGCTCGGTCCCTCCGCTCAGCGCCGCGTCTTGGGCTGAATGGGGTTGCTCAGCACCCGCAGAAAGCCTTTTCCCTGCAGGAACTCCCGGTAGGAATTAACAGCCACCGCTTCGGCCTCGCGGGCTACTTGGTCGCCGCTGGCGATGACTTGGCCGTCATCGGTGACGATGGCGAGCCTGGCCGGCTTGCCGTCGACCGTGACGGTAAGGCCCTCATGCGATACCTTGCTGATCACGACGTCGCGGAGTGCGCCGACTGGCTGGGTTCCGATCATGCTGCGATCCTCAGTTGTTCCATGCTCACAAAAATTCCACCGGCCTGGTGCACTTGGTTGTCGGCGCGCCGGTAGGCCTTAGCCAGCTCGCCGGCGCTGACCTGCTCGAGCTGAAACCGGTGCAAGCGAATGGCCTCGCTCACGTCGTCCAGCTCCTGGTAGTAAAGGGCGGTCGGGTGCCACTCACCCGAGTCCATTGCCCGAGCACGGATGCCGGCCAGCGCTCGTTCGGCGCTGCTGAGGTGCTCGCGCAACCCGCGCACGACGCCTTGGGCTTCGATTGCCTGGCTAACCTCAATAGCCGCGCCAAGCTGGTACCACTCAGCCTCGGTGGCCACGCCTTTGCGCAGCGCGGAGAGCGCGCGATCGACCGGTGCCATCAACTGCTCGATCTCAGCCGCCGTGTGCCTGGTGGCACGCTTGAGCACGCTGGTGAAGACGTCAGAACGAGGCGCGTAGCGCGGTCTGCGCGGGGGGCGGCCGTGGCTCATGTTGCGTCAGCCTCGCCAGTTTGCAGGGGCGTGTCTTGGATAAGCCCTCCGCACACGTCGAGGAGCATCATCGCCATGTTGGCAACATCCGCAGCGTGTTCTCGAATGAGCGCGAGGTTGTTGTGTTTGACGGCCGTGGAAAGCTTTGCCGCGTGCCAGTAGATCTCCAGCAAGCCGACCTCTCGGCTCATGCGAAGCCAGCCAGGGCGATCGCCTTTGGCGGTATTTGCATGCAGCTCCGCACGCATGAGGGCAAGGAATGGCAGCAGCGTGTCGTCGTAGCGCTGCGTGCTTGGAGGTACTGAACGCTCACCAGTGTCGAGCGGATGGCCCGGGTCCTTGGATGCCAGCCTCGGAGTGCGCAACGCGCGGTCGCGACCAGGCAAGCCGAACTCGTATCCTTCCAGGCTCGCGGGCGTAGCTTCGATTGAACCGTCTGTGCCAACCATGACCGCCACCGGGGGCATGGTGCGGCCGACAACCGAGAGCACTACGTAGCCGCCAGCCGCCAGTGCCGCAAGTTCTTCGGCATCGGGGCGCCAGAACGACCACATGCAAGGCACGCCGCCCATCGTCTCGTCGGTGATGCCGAGCGGCTCGACGGGTAGGCCGCTGTGGTCCCAGGCGGGAGGCGCAGCCAGTTCTCGGGTGTTGGAGGGGTGTGCAATTGGCTTCATGCCACCACCTCGAGCGCGTCTGCGTCGAATTCGGCAATCTTTGGGAAGCGCCCGACTCGACTGATCCCTGAGAAGTTGACTTGCCACCTGTCGGCGCCGATCACCTTGCCGCTCACGACCCCCTGCTTGTCGGTGTAGGGCGCCCCTGTGCCAGCCAGGGTTCTCCGCACCCTGACTCGAACGCCGAGGCCGATCTCGCTGGAGGCCTTACCCGCTGCAAGTTCGTGTCCGTCACCAGAGGGCGCCGGCGCGGCAGGTGCCGCGCTTTCGTTCAGCCCTGCGCCTTCAGGCGCCTGGTCTGACTTCCCGGCCACTGCTGCGTCCGCCGCGTACTGCGCCGCAGGCGCAGCGTGGCCCTCGACACTTGCGCCTTCAGGCGCCTGATCAAGTGCCTGGAACGCGAGCGCGATGTCGAGTTGGACTTCTTCCTTCGTAGGTTTCCTCGCGCGGGGTGCTTGCGCCGCAGGCGGGCGAACGTTTTTTTTCTGACGCCCGGCCGGCAACACATCAGGGGGAGGAGGTTCGGCCTTTGGCTTCGGTTTGGGCTGCAGCTCAGCCTGCACAGCGGCCTTAATCGGTTCGAGGTCGACGACATAGTCGGCCGCGACCGCGAGGATGCGCAGGGGCTCCATGGCCTTGCCCGTCGAGTAGCTGACCAGCTGCAGCATGTCGTGCTGCATGAGCAGCAGATACATCATCTGTTCGGCCTGTAGCATGTTCGCGCCCTTGAGGTAGTCCTCGATGGCGCTGCGATCGGCGATCTTGCCGAGCCCGAGCAGCTCGCACACGTGCTGGCGCTCGTCGCCGCGCAGGCCGTCGAGCAGCTCGCCAGCGATCAAGCGCGACACTGTTTCGCTGATCTCGCTGCCGTGCACCGACTCCGCCATGGCGGCGTGCACGGCTGCGATGGCGCGCTTGCGCCATGCTTTCTCGTATTTGGCCAGTGCGTTGCGCTTGGCTTCGTCGGCGCTGATCACGCGATCGGTGCGCGCCTGGTGCGACGTGATGCGCCCGCTGGCTTTGAGGAGCTTTGTGACCTTGTCGGCCGGCAGCACCTCGATCAGCTCGCCATTCTTGTGCGGGTTCTGCATCAGCACCGGCTCGGGACAGTCGTCACCGAGGATGGTCTTGAGCATCTTGCTGCCACCCACGCGCGGGTCGGGCTTGTCGGCGCGGACGTAGCCTTCGATCGCGCTGCCTTCCCACTGCCAGAGCTTCTTCGCCTCGCGCTCGGGGATGATGCGCTGGCCTTTGGCCTTGGCCTGGGCGACCACGGTGGCTTCGTGCGCCGCTTCTTTCGTGTGGAAGCACGCGGGGTCGATGCAGACGTCTGCATCGTCGACGTCCGCGAAGATGTCCGGTTCGGCGCCCGTGCGTTTTGGGCACGTCTTGCAGCTGCCGGCTTCGGGCACCAAGGTGGCGTCCGTGATCTTGAATCGAGCCGCCCCGAGCTTCAGCATCACGTTCATCTGCGCCCACCGCACGAACTCTTTGAAATTAAAGGTCAGGCTACCCTGGTAGTCCTTGCGCGTCGCCATGTCGAGCGCCTTGGCTTGCAGCTCTTCGTTGGGGATGCGAGCAATGACCAGCGCTCGGCTCGAGTCGATCTCGCCGTCGTAGAACGCTTTGCGCGCCGCACTGCCCAGATCGAGCAGCTTGATGCGGGCGTACACGTAGCCGCGGCTCTTGCCGATCTTGTCGCCGATCTCTTCCTTCGTGATGCCGGTCGTTTTGCAGAGGCGTTCGTACCCTTCAGCTTCCTCCATCGCGTGCAGGTCGTCGCGCTGGAGGTTTTCGATGAGCTGCACCTCGAGCACCTGGTCGTCGGTCAGGTGGCGAATCATCGCGGGGATGGTGTCGACGCCCGCCAGCTTGCTTGCCCGGTACCGTCGCTCACCGGCGATCAGCTCGTACGCTGGTCGCTCGCCGCGGCGGTAGCCGTCGAAGGTTTCCTGCAACCGGCTCGGCGGCAGCGGCCGCACGAGCACCGGCTGGTGCACGCCGCTCGCCTTGATGCTGTCGGCCAGCTCCTGGAGGCGCGGCTGGTTGAACACCGTGCGCGGGTTCGTGTTGCTTGCGACGACCAGGGCAAGGTCAAGGACCATGAATTGATCGCCTGCCGTTTCCGGCAGGTCGACCACTGCGGCGCCGCTGTCGAGGGAGAATTCCGTGAGGGACATGGTTGCTCCTGGCCTATGCGGCCGATGTAGATACGGGGGTTGAGGGGTGGTCGCTGTCGCGTGGCAAGTAGCCGGGCAGCGAGAAGGCGGCTTCGATCCCGATCGAGTGGCGGACCAGCAGGCCGTGCTCGACGGCGCGCGCGAAGATCACCGCGATGCCGTCTCGCGCCAAGCCGAAGCGCTGGCTGATCTGCGTGTAAGTCAGGTGCCCGCCCTCGTGGTTGAGCGCTGCGATGAGCCTGGCTGGCGCGCCGTTGCGGCGCGGCCGGTAGGTCGCCGTGCTGGTGATGGCACGCCGCAGCTCGGGAGGGTCGCGCAGCGGTGGTTCTTCGACCACCGGCTCAGGTATCGGCGCCCAGGTGGCAACCGCCGCCCTGGTCGTGAACGCCGGCGCAGCAGCGGGTGCGGCGATCGGCGCCGGCGTGCGCTGCCGACCGTTGAACAGGCTTGGCAAGCGGTAGGCGTCATAGGCGCCTGGCCTGGGCGAGATGCTCGCTAGCTCGGCTCCGTTGTACGTCTCGCGGCTGAAGTGGGTCAGCGGGCCGGCGACCGAAGTGCCGAGCGGCTCTTTGCCGCGCGCGCTCACCGTGGGCTCCCGAGGTCAGCCTGGGCGCGCATCCCAGCGGCGACTCGCCTTGCTTGCGATCGGCGGTAGGCCCACATGCTGGCGACGATGCCGAAGGGTCCGCCACTCAGGTAGGCCGCGATCTCGATGCCGCTCGCGTCCGGCGCCAGCTTGAACAGCACCAGGTTGCAGGTGCCGATCGCAAGGCTGTTGAGGAACGCGCTTACATGGTGGCCATTGTTCACGAGCTGGCTCTGCAGGCCGAGGCAGAACACGAGCCCGAAGGTACTGACGAGCAGGTAAAGCGCGCTCATGCTGCCGGCTCTATCGGTTGCGTGCCTAGCCGCGCGCGATGGACGCGATCGATGTCGACGCCACCTGCGGGCGCCCGATCGATCCTGTCGCGGCCGAGGGCAACCCGGGCACGGTTGCGGATCTCGAACGTGACAGCGTGGGCTAGCCCTTCGACGTGCAGCAGGTCCAGCGCGAGGGCGACGGTCGGTACCTGCTCGGGGTCGTACACGACCGTGGCGCCACGCTTGAACGCGGTTCCGAGCAGCTCCATGGCGAGGCCTTGGGCGGGAGTGAGGGGCCGACCGATCGCGGGCTGGTCGGCGTCGGTCGCAACGCAGACGTTTGCGTGCGGCAGGTCGCTGATGGTGATGGTGATAGACGCCATCAGAAAGCCTTGCCGCCCTGCGCCTGGCGCGTCTCGAGCTTGTGATCGGGCCGGTTCGCGTTGAATGCGAGCTTCTCAACGATGGCGCCCGCGAGGTCGAGGCCCAAGGCGCCAGAGAGGTCAAAGATGCGGATCAAGGCGTCGGCCAGTTCCACCTCGAGCATCTTGCGATGAGGCAGTTTGTCGTCCATTTGATCCTTGCGGGCGCCTTCCATGGCCTCGCTGACTTCGCTGTGAATGAGGCACAGCTTTTGGGCTACTAGCGCGGTGCCGAGCAGCGTGCGTTCGCGCGCGACGCTGCAGAGGTCCACGGTCGCGCCGTCGATCTGGCCGCTCCACCAGCCGGCGCCTTTGGATGCACCGTGGCAGATGTCCTGCAGGTAGAGTGCGGCCGCGTCGATGCGCGTACCCGCCGAAAGGGCGATGTCGTTCATATGGGCTTTCAATGGGAGGGGGTGGCCTTCACCGAGCGCACGTGCGGGAACGTGGTGCGCATGTCGGCCAAGCCGGTGATGAAAGTGACGCGCGTGCCGCGCTTGAGGTCCGCGGCTTTTGTCTCTGCGGCCTTGCGGGTCGCTTCGGTAAAAACCTGCTCGACGTGGATGGTTCGCTTGAGGCCCGAGAGCGGGCGCAGGTCCAGGCAAAGCACCGGCACCGGGTGCTGGTCCTCGCCGACGACTTTGGTGCGGACCTCGGCAGCGTGCATGAGCACGCCCTCGACCTCGATGACAAGTTCAGCTTGCCGCTCAACTGCCGGTGCGGCGCCTCCGAAGAGATCGGGCTCGCCCGCCGGTGCAGACGTCTGTACGGTGCTCATGGCGTGGGAGCTGCGGAGAGCGTCAGGCCGATCACCATGAAAAGCACCAGGGCAACGATGAAGATCTCGAAGACCCGGACGGCCAAGTCACCCACCGCTTCGACAAAGCCCTCGAAGGGCAGGCGGTCGTCGTAGCTGGGCTGGTCGATGCCGTTGCGCTGTCCGTACAGCTTCTGCGTGTCGCGAACCTGCCGCTCGTGAGTTGCTGCCAGCAGTTCGATCGTGTGAGCGTCGAGGTCGCGGCTCATGGCGTGCCTCCGGCGAGCTGGACGCCCTCGCGCTCGACGTCGCGGGCCGCTGCAGCCGTGGCGCGGGCTGCGTCGGTTTCAGTAGGCCGGCCATCCAGGGCCGCGTTGCCAGCCATCCAGACGGCGACCAGGAGGGCTGTAAGCATCCAGACGCGGGTGGTGCGGCTGATCACAGGGCACCCGCCTTGCGCAGCTCGTCGAGCGCGCCAGACCAATTCAAGCCGGCTGTGTCGACCGGGCGGAACGCAGGTGTAGCGGTGGGCGACGCGACGCTCGGCGTCGGGCGCGTGGCGGACCTGGCGCGGGCTAACGCCTCGAGGGCGATAGCGTGACCTGGTGCGAAGGTGCCGGGCGGGTGCGCCGGCGAGGGCTGTCGGGAATGCGGCATTTCGGCCTCCGTCGTTGTGACGGGGCCAAATCTACCGCATTCGGAATATCAATGCAACCGAATACGGAATGTTGCTGTCCGGTTCACCTCTTCGGTGGCTTGAACTCGATCTGATCCGTATTGAAGTTATACGACGCGTCTCCAAGCTCATGCGCGGTAGTACGCGTCTCGCCTTGGGAGATTTCAGCGCCGTGAGCGTGGATAAATTTCCAGTCCTCTGTTGGCTTGACGCCCTGCTTTACAAGCGCCTGGAGGGTTGCGCGGACCAGGCGCTGTGTGTCTGTTCGCGCCTTTGCGACTGTGCCTTCGCCTCGCGCGTACCAGACAAAGAAGGTATAGCGCGCCTCCGTTGCAACGGTGGCTTCAACCTTCGCGGCGCCCTTGATCGGTGTGGACTTGATTACCTCCGCTGCCAGCTCCTGTGGAGTGCCCGCGTTGGCAGCAGCGGCCACTAGCAACGATATAAAAATGAGCGCGACTTTTTTCACAAAGGTCCAGTGCCAGTTGTTTGAAAGGGAAGGGGATCACCGAAAGCAACACTTTTGGGGGAATTCGACCGAATTGGAAACTGATAAATTTGTGCGGGCCTACCTATGCGCGCTTGCGGTTTGCTGCGGCTGCCGCCTCTGAAGCTTGATCGTCGAGCTTGCTCTCAATGTAAGCCTCGATCTTGCCGATCGCTTCTGGGCTTAGCTCGCGGACCCTGGCCGGATCTATCCCGGCGAACGGCCACGCGGTCAGCGTCTTTCGCTGAGCTGCCTCAAGCTGCGGCACCAGCAGCTGCCACGGTTCGATTTTAAAAAGAGCCGCGAGGGTGTCCACGACATCCAAGCCGACGCTTGTCTTTTGCTCTTTGATTCGCGACGCCGTGGCCGGGCCGATCGCTGCCTCTTTGGCCATCCTGGTCAGATTTTCCTTGCCGTACTGCGCTCGCATCAGCGTTGAAACGTTGGCCCACAACACTGCCTTGCTTTCCTGTTTCGTCATCCGAATACGGTAGTGGCTTGCCTCTTCCGAATGCGGTTGATTTAATATTCCGAATGCGGTAGATTCAGCGCCCATGAGCACCGACCTTCCTACTGTTGCAGCAATCAGAGGCGAGCTGCTGCCGCTTGGGCATGCAGCTTTGAAGCGCCTCGCTAGTCTTTCGGGCGTTCCGTTCGGGACGCTTTGGAAGATCAGAGACGGCACTACCAAGAATCCTGGCGTCGAGACGGTCGGGATGTTCCTGCCGCACGTCGAGTGCGCAAAGGGTGAGGCGGGCGCGGGCGCGCCCACAACGCTGACGCCTGGCGAGGCCTGAGATGGCCCCTGGGGTGTCTCGCTGTTCGTTGAGGCTGCATGGCATGGCTGCAGTCTCTTTTTTTTGCCCAAAACAGGCGATCCGACTGCTACCGACGAACACGGACTGCGTCGGTGGGCGATCGCACACGTAGCGAGGAGGAACAATAAATGAATGCCACGGTTGTCTACGAGAACGACGTCGACGCGCTGAAGGCCACGGTGTTGGCCCTCGGTGGTTATCAGAAGGTCGGCGGTCTGCTGTACCCCGACAAGTCCGCTGCCTATGCCGGCCGCAACATGGCCGACTGCTGTAACCCGAACCGCTCGGAGCGGCTTAGCCCGTCCCAGCTGCTCTACGTCATGCGCCTGGCGCGCGACAAGGGCTGCCACATCCTGGCCGAGCACTACATGGCGGAGGCTGGCTACGCGAAGCCGGTCCCGATCGATCCGGACGAGGAGGCCGGCGACATCTTGCAGCGGATCGACGGCGCGCTCGAGACCTTCGGTGCGCTGGTCGGTCGGCTCGAGCGGGTGCGCAGCGCAGCACCGCGCAAGGCGGCCAGATGAGGCCGCCCGGTGAAATCCGCCAGGCCCTGCTCGATGCGGCCCTGGCGCTGACAACCCCTGAGCGGTCGCCGACTTTGTTAGAAATGGCAACGAAAGCGCAGGTCGGGTTCACGGCGGCTCGCGACACGGTCAGGAACATGCGCCGTGCGAACGTGCTGGGCATCGTGCGCGAGCGACGGGTGCCGTACCGGAATCGTCCGGTTTCCGAGTACGCACCGTGCAGGCCGGAGGAGCGTTCAGGCGGTGAAGCGTGCCCGTTGCGGGCGGCTGTCTCGTCCTGGTGCGGGCCAGTGGTCTGAGAGCGTCGATGTCGAGACCTCCACTTCCGCCCATCGACTTCCGGGCGCTGGCAGCCGCGCTCCTGGCGCGCGCTCATGACCTGGTGCCTGCCTGGATCTCCGGCGGCGTCATCCGCGGCTCCGAATACTTCTGCGGCTCGATTGAGGGCGGCGAGGGGACGAGCTGTGCCATCAACCTCGCTCACGGCCGTTGGAGCGATTTCAACACCGGCGAGAAGGGCGGTGACCTGCTGGACCTGTACGCCCAGATCCACGGCCTCGAGCTCGGTGCTGCAGCTCTGAAGGTCGCTCGGGAGGAAGGCCTCGAGTCGGTCGCCGGCATCGTGTCGACGCCAGGTGGGCCACCTTCGCCTCCGCCGCCGCCGCGACCGCCGACGCCTGCAGCGCCAGCGCGAGAGCCCGAGGGCTGGAGGACAGTGATGCCGGTGCCGGCGAACGCGCTGGCCGCCACCTTCAGGCATGGGTACCGACAAAGAGAAGACATCACGCACGTCGCCGAGTACCGGGTGGGCGAGCACTTGCTCGGCTATGTGGTGCGGTTCCGCACCAGCGACGGCGGCAAGGAAACGCTCCCCTACACCTGGTGCATCAGCGCGCGCGACGGCACGGCGAAGTGGAACTGGCGCCAGTGGGACGAGAACCGACCGCTGTTCTATCCAGGACGCGCGCATCCCGAGGGCCGCACGGTCGTTGTGGTTGAGGGCGAGAAGAAGGCCGAGACGCTGCAGGCCGTACTCGATGCCGGCGCAGCCGGTGTCTATTGCGTCGTGACCTGGCCGGGCGGCTGCAAGGCATGGCAGAAAGCGCTCTGGTCGTGGGTCAAGGGCAGCACGGTGCTGCTGTGGCCTGACTGCGACGCCAAGCGTTTACCGCTGCCAAAGGCCGACAAAGCGAAGTACACGGATGACGTTGCGTTGGCGGTTGCCGTAGCGGCGCAGCCATTGCTGCCCGTGGAGAAGCAGCCGGGCATGGCTGCCATGCTGGCGATTGGCGCTCACCTGCGAGACGAGCAGGAATGCGCCGTGTCGCTGCTGCCGATCCCAGCACCTGGCGCAGTGGCTGACGGATGGGATTGCGGCGACGCGATTACCACCGATGGTTGGGACTTCGAGAAGATTCTGGCGTTCTTCGGCAGGGCCTCGACACTCTCGGCAGACGTCGCAGCGCCGCCGGCGAAACCGGCCAAGGCAGCATCGCCGGCCGCGGTGGACGAAGCGCAGCCCGAGAAGGACGACGATGGCGCGCTGCCCTGGTGGCTGGAGATGTTCGTCGACGATAAAACTGGCAGCGTGCGGATGACGCGCAAGACCGTGATTGCGTGCCTGCGCAACGCGCCGGATCTCGAGGCGGTGCTGGGCTACAACGAGCTGAGCGGCGAGGTCACTGCGCGCGAGCCGTGGCCCTGGCGACGCGAAGGTGGCCCGGTGGTCGACAACGACGATTTGCGCCTGGGTGACTGGCTCAGCACGAAGTACAAAGTGCCTGGCACACCGCGCGCGGCCCTCACGGAGGCGATGCACACCGTGGCGGACTCCCGGCCTTACCACCCGGTTCGCGAGTACCTCAAAGGCCTGAAGCACGACGGCAAGCCGCGGCTGGACAAGTGGCTGATCCACGTCCTTGGCATCGACCACGAACTGCTCGCCAACGGCCGAGGCGATGAGCCTGCCAACCCAAAGCGCCTGAAATACCTGCAAATGGTCAGTCGCTTCTGGCTGATCGGCATGGTGGCGCGGATCATGAAGCCGGGTTGCAAGTTCGACTACTCGCTGGTGCTCGAGGGCTTGACCGGCCGTCGTAAGAGCACGCTCCTGGAGGTGATGGCGGGCAAGACCTATTACTCCGATACCCACTTCGATATCGGAGGCAACAAGGACGGCTTCGACCAGCTGCAGGGCTTGTGGCTCTATGAGTTGTCGGAAATGAGCGCCCTGCGGAAAGCCGACTCTGAGCAGGTGAAGGCGTTCTTTTCAAGCGCGAGCGACCGGTACCGCGCGAGCTATGGCCGCTATGTGCAGAACCACCCACGCCAGTGCGTGATCGGCTGCACGACGAACAAGCGCCAGTACCTCTACGACATGACGGGCAACCGGCGATTCTGGCCGGTGTGGATCGACCAGCCGATCAAGATCGAGTGGTTCGTCAAGTGGCGCGACGAGCTGTTCGCCGAGGCGCTTGCTGCCTATGAAGCAGGCGAGCGGTTCGCGCCGACGCTTGAGGAAGAGGAGGCCTACTTCGTACCCGAGCAGGAGGCGCGCCTGGTCGAGACCGGCGTGCAGGGCGAGCTGCTCCGCCTGCTCACGCGTGCTGGCGCCGCCAACGGCGAAGCCGGCGATTCCACGCTGATCAACGAGCTGACTAAGTTCGTGACGCTGCCCCAGCTGGTCAAAGCACTGGGCACCGATATCGGCAAGAGCACGACGGTCCTGGAGGGCCAGATCCGCAGCTGGCTCGAGGCGCAAGGCTGGGAACGCAAACGCGCGGGCAGCGGGGCGGTCCGGCCGTATGGCTGGGCGCGACCGAAGGTCTGGCCAGCGCCGATCGAAGAACCGGATAGCTGCCCGGCGCCTGGTGCGTCTGGCGATGACCACCACCGCCAAGCGCAGGCGGTTTCAACAGAAGGCGACGATGACTTGCCGATCTGAGCAGCGATGGCCCTGCGCGGCCGAAAAGCTCAGCCTGGCGAATGAAACGCGCCGTGCTGCACCACCCATGGGAGGCGAGATTCGCGATGGGTGCCGGGAACCGGCGGGGTCAATGCGGCCCCGGTGTGGCGCGACCGCGGGGATGTCGACGCACGCCCCGATGACATAGCCCGAGCCGTCCATCCGTCCAGGCATTTGCATGGAGGCCCTACGGCACCGCCTTCTCTGAAGCGGTGAGTCGGAGCCGCTGCATTGCCCGCGCGGATCGATGTGCCAATGCGCAGGCATGCGTATGCGGCAGGCGTGCACACGTACGCACTCGCGCGCGTGCCCTCGAAAGTGTGTGTGCTCTCTATAGAGATTTCTTGGACGGATGGACGTAAAGGACAAACCATGGACCAGCAAGCGAAGAAGGTCGACCTCCGCGCTCAAATGCCGTCGACGTCGAAGTGGGTCGAGGAGCGGCGCGCTGAGTGGGGCAGGGACCATGTGAATTCCTGCATCCGTGATGCGCTGGCCGGTGTGCCAGGGCGGTTCTATGCGATCGAGGGTGGCCACGTCCTGGGCACGCCGTTCCCGCCGCACCACGACGTCTTCGAGCTGCAGCACTACGCCGTCGTGTGCGGTTCGCCGTTCGCGGCCTTCATGGAACAACCAGGGCATGTCAATGGCGCGCATTGAGTGGGTGAAGCAGCGGCTCGACAACTGGGCGCTGTGGAAGGTGACGATGACGTGCGGTGGCCTCGGGTTCGCCAGCCAGTCAAGTTTCTTGAACGATGCGCCTGGGGAGACGCGTGCCGAGGCACGAATTCCGATCGACGAGGTCGAGGCGTCCGTCACGGACGAGGCGATCGAGACGCTCAAGCTCCCGCGGCCGCAGATCTACCGCACTCTGCAGTGCATCTATCCGCGCGGCATGGGCATCAAGGCAACGGCGCTGGAGTTCGGCGGCAGCGTCTCAACGGTCAAGGCGCACCTGGACACGGCCGACAATGTTCTCGCAGTCTGGTTTCGCGAGCGGGCCGAGCAACAGGCCGCGCGGCGCGAGGCGATCAGAAAGAGTTTTACTACTTAGACCTTTTCTGTACATTTCAGGCATTCTGTGTGACAGGCATCCAAGCGATGCACCTACATATCAACCCGCTCCCGAGGACTCGGCAGCGGGTTTTTTCTTGCCCGCTGTTCAGATGACTTTTTGATCAACGGGAGGGTCCGCGTGTGCACGCTCCATGCGATGCCAGTGGCTAAGTGGTTCGGCCCAGCCTGCCTGTTGATTCATAAATGCCCTTCGCTGCTCCACGCCCTTGCACCTATCCGAGTTGCGGGGTGCTGGTCCGAGACGGCAGCAGCCGATGCGCTGCCCACAAGTTCGTCGAACGCCGCGAGTCCGATGCGCGCCGCGGCTCGGCTACTGCCCGCGGCTATTCGTCCGCGTGGCAGCGCGCACGGCTCGGCTTTCTCGCTTCGCATCCGCTGTGCGTGCGTTGCGAGGCCCAGGGCATCGTGGAAGCCGCCACCGTGGTCGACCACAAGGTGCCGCATCGCGGCGACAAGCAGCTGTTCTGGGACCGCACGAACTGGCAGCCGCTGTGCAAGCCCTGTCATGACGTGAAGACCGCGACCGAGGACGGTGGGTTCGGTCGGTGAACGTCCGACCGCATCGAGCAATGCCAGGGGCGGGGGGAGGGTGAAAGTTCACGCGAACGCGCGCCAGACCGTGCGCTCAATGCTTTTTTTACACGCGCGAAATTGGAGGGAGGGGGGGTCTCCCAGCAGATGGACAAGTCCACGGTTGAATACGAGCATGGCCGCGTGGCCGTCAGCGCGCTGAAGAAGTACGCCAAGAACGCGCGGACCCATAGCGCCGCGCAGGTGTCACAGCTGGTCGCCTCGATCCGCGAGTTCGGCTTCACGAACCCGGTGCTGATCGACGAGGGCGATGAGCTGGTCGCCGGCCATGGCCGCGTGCTGGCCGCCGAGGTGCTCGGGCTGGAGACCGTGCCGTTCATCCGGCTGGCTGGCCTGTCGGACGCTCAGCGCCGCGCGTACGTGCTGGCCGACAACAAGATCGCGCTCAACTCCGGTTGGGACGACGCGCTGCTGAAGTCCGAGCTGGGCAGCCTGTCGGTCCTCGGCTTTGACCTGGGCCTCACCGGCTTCTCCACCGAGGAGTTGGCGGCCCACTCCGCACCGAAAGAAAACGGCCGCGATCCCGATGCTGCGCCGGCCCCAGACAACGTGCGCGAGCCTGTTACCAAGCCGGGCGACGTGTGGGTGCTGGGCGCCCATCGCCTGGTGTGTGGTGACGCCACAAACGCTGGCACGCTGGCCTCGCTGATGCAGGGCGAGCTCGCCGACGTGGTCTGGACCGATCCGCCCTACAACGTGGCCTACGAGGGCACCGCGGGCAAGATCAAGAACGACGACATGTCCGCGACGCTGTTTCGCGAGTTCCTGGTCAACCTCCACAAGGTGATGTTCGACGCGATGAAGCCCGGCGCGTCGCTGTACGTCGCGCACTCAGACACCGAGGGCTTCGCCTTCCGCAACGGCTTCGAGGCCGCCGGCTTCAAGTTGTCCGGCTGCCTGGTGTGGCGCAAAGATGCTCTGGTGCTGGGCCGCTCCGACTACCAGTGGATTCACGAGCCGATCCTGTACGGATGGAAGCCTGGCAAGGCCCACCGCTGGTTTGGGGGCCGCAAGCAGACGACGCTGCAGCAGTCGCCCAACGCCAGCGCCTTCGTCAAGCTCGACGACGGCCGTTGGCAGGTGACGGTCGGCGACCAGGTGCTGCTCATCACCGGTGAAGCCGAAGTGCAAGAGGTCGTGTCCTCTGTCGTCTTCGAGGCTCGACCGAAACGCTCCGACCTGCACCCGACCATGAAGCCGGTTGCGCTGATTGAAAAGATGCTGAAGAACAGCGCGCTGCCTGGCGACATTGCACTCGACGTGTGTGGCGGTTCCGGCTCGACCCTGGTCGCTGCTGACCGGCTCGGCATGCGCGCTCGCATCGTCGAGCTCGACCCCAAATTCGCGGACGTGATCGTGCGCCGCTGGCAGGAGTACTCCGGCCAGCGCGCACGCCATGCCCGCACCGATCAACCCTTCGTGGACTGACCATGCGCGGCCGTAAGCCCACTCCGACCAATCTGAAACTCATCCGTGGCAATCCGGGCAAGCGCCCGATGCGCATGGACGAGTTCAAACCGGAGCGGGGCATTCCCACGTGCCCGCGCCATCTCAAGGGCGAGTCGCGCAAGGAATGGAAGCGGATTACCGAGGAGCTGGACAAGTACGGAATGATTTCCGAGGTCGACCGCGGCGCGCTGGCGATGCTCTGCACGCTGTGGGGCCGATATGTTGCCGCCGAGGAAATGATCGAGAAGGCCGCCGTGCAGTCGCCTGGCTCTGCTGGCCTGTTCGTGAAGTCCCCCAACAACTTCCCCATCCAGTCGCCCTGGCTGGCGGTCAGCAACCGCTCGATCGAGCAGTACAAGGGCCTGTGTTCCGAGTTCGGCCTCACGCCCGCCGCGCGGGTACGTGCCGTACCGATGACTTCCCAGGTGCCGCTTTTCCCTGAGGCCGATCCGGCCGACGCAGGTGGAGTGCAGGCGGCCGGCTTCTCGAGCTTCAAATGACCGGCTTTGTGTTGTCCTACTTCGAGCGTGCCGTCGCGTACGCCCGGCGCGTCGTCGACGGCATCGAGGTGGCAGGCAAGTTCGAGCGCCTGGCGTGCCGGCGGTTCCTACGCGATCTCGAGCGCCAGGACACGGACGATTTCCCGTATGTCATCGACGAGGTCGCCGGCAGTCGCGCGTGTCGCTTCATCGAGCTGATGCCGCACATCAAGGGGGAGTGGGCCAAGCCCGTCCTGGTCGGTGACCGCCTGGTCTATCCGACGCTGGTGCTTGAAGACTGGCAGGTGTTCCCCGAGTTCAACCTGTTCGCCTGGGTGCATCGCGAGACGCGCCGCCGGCGCTTCCGCCGTTCTTACGAGGAGATTGCGCGCAAGAACGCCAAGAGCACGCGCGCCGCCGGCCGCTTGCTGTTCCTCCTGACGGCCGATGGCGAGCCTGGCGCGCACTGCTACAACGCCGCGACGACCGGCAAGCAGGCGCGCGAGGTCTTTGACGTCGCGCGGAACATGTCGCTGCGCGCCGACGGGTTCATGGACCGGTTCGGCGTTCACGTCGGCGCCAATGCGATCTCGGTGGAAGAAACTGCGAGCAGCCTGGACGTGCTCAATGCCGAAGGCTCGACGCTGGACGGCTTGAACGTCCACGGCGGCCTGGTCGACGAGGTCCACGCGCACAAGAAGCGCGAGCTGTGGGATGTGCTGGACTCTGCAACCGGCGCGCGTGCGCAGCCGCTGCTCAGCGCGATCACGACGGCCGGTAGCAACCGGGCGGGCATCTGCTATGAGCTGCGTGGCTACACCATCAAGGTGCTGGAAGGCACCGTCGCGGACGAGACCTGGTTCGGAATCATCTACACGATCGACGCAGAGGACGACTGGCGCGACTCGACGGTCTGGCGCAAAGCGAACCCCAATCTGGGCATTAGCGTCGCGCTCGACGACTTGCAGGCGGCGTGCCGCAAGGCGACGCACACGCCCAGCGCGCAAGCCAATTTCCTTACGAAGCACCTGAACGTCTGGGTGAGCTCCGACAGTGCCTGGATGGACATGGAGGCATGGGATCGCTGCGCGGATCTCTCGCTCTCTCTGGAGAGGGTTCAGCACCTGTCGTGCTGGATTCCGCTGGACCTGGCCAGCAAGGTCGACGTCGCCGCGGCGCCTCGTCTCTTCTACGACGAAGAGGCCGACCACTACTACCTCCTGAGCCGCTTCTGGCTGCCTGAGCGCGCGGTCGAGATGGGCACCAACAGCCAATACGACGGCTGGCGCCGCAGCGGTCACATCAATGTCACGGACGGCGATGTCATCGACTTCGAGCAAATCGAAGAAGCGCTGCGTGCAGACGTCTGCACGCTGCAGGTTGCGGAGCTGCCCTACGACCCGTGGCAGGCACAGCAGCTGGCGAACGGCATGGTGAAAGACGGCGCGCCCATGGTCGAGTACCGCCAGACGGTACAGAACATGAGCGAGCCCATGAAAGCTTTCGAGGCCGCGGTGCTTTCCGGGAAGTTCACCCACGACGGGAATCCGGCTATGACCTGGATGGTCAGCAACGTGGTTTGCCACGTCGACGCGAAGGACAACATTTACCCGCGCAAGGAACGACCGGAGCTGAAGATTGACGGTCCCGTCGCGGTGATCATGGGCATTGGGCGAATCATCGCTGGCCGTGAAAACAACACGATTGAACAAGGCTTCGTCCAACTATGAGCACCCTGAATCTTGAGGCGACCCGGCACACCTCGCGTGTGCTGGCCACCTGGGCAGGTTCGCGGCCAGGCGCAGATCGCCGCATGGGCAGTGCGCCAACGGTGCGAAACGACGTCACGGACAGCACGCAGGTGATCAGCGGCGACTCGCCCGCGATGCTGCAGCTGTTCGGCACGAGCACGTCGTCTGCCGGAGTCGCTGTCACGGCCACTTCGGCCATGCGTGTATCCGCGGTGTTCGCGTGCGTGCAGCGCATCGCAGGCGGCGTGGCCTCGGTCCCGCTGCTGCAGTACCGCCGCGGCGTTGGCCGGCAGCGGGAGCAGCTGGAGGAGGAGTCGTTGTACTACCTGCTCAACGAGCAGCCCTCGGCGCGTTTCACCGCTGCGAGCCACTGGGAGAACGCTGTCTCCGGCATGCTGTTGCGCGAGTCGGGCTTCACCTTCATCCGGCGCAACCGCATCGGCGAAATCAAGGAGTTGGTGCCGCTTCCATATGAAGCCGTCGCGCCGCGACGGGTGACCACGGCGGACAGCGACCGCCTGGCCTACTCGATCAGCGACGTTCGCACCTGGGGTTGCGACCAGGACGACATGCTGCATTTCCCCGGCTTCGGCTTCGACGGCATCCGTGGCATGAGTGTGATCCAGTGGGCAGCTCGAAACGCCGCCGGCACTGCGATGGCGATGGACGAATACAGCGGCAAGTTCTTTGCCGGCGGAGCGCATCCCTCGATCGTCCTCTCGAGCGACAAGACGCTGCAGCCGAAAACGATTACGGATCTGCGGGAGTCTTTCGCAGCCAAGTACAGCGGCATCGATAACGCACACAAGCTTCCGCTGGTGCTGACCGAGGGCTTGAAGGCCGACACGCTCAGCCTGACCGCCGAGGATGCTCAGCTGCTCGAGGGCCGCAAGTTCCAGGTGATCGACATCGCCAGGGCGTTCGGTGTGCCGCCGCACATGATCGGCGAGACCAGCGCGAGCACCAGCTGGGGCAGCGGCATCGAGGCGATGAGCCGGGCCTTCGTGCAGTACACCCTCGAGACGCACCTGGTTCGAATCGAGCAGGAACTCAACCGCAAACTGTTCCCGCGGTCCGCTCGCTACTTCGTCGAGTTCGATCGCGATGCGCTCCTGTCGCTCGACAGCAAAGGGCAATCCGGCTACTTCCGCGCGGCGCTGGGCGGCCCCGGCTCCGGGCCTGGCTGGATGTCGGTCGACGAGGTGCGGCAGACGAAGAATCTGAAGCCCGAGGGCGGGCGATCAGCCACCGTGTATTTCCCACCCGACAAGCCCGCCGCTGGCCCGAAGGCGGCCGACGATCCCACCGAAACCGAGGAAACGACACCATGAGAAAACTTCTGCAGATGCTGCGCGACAACGCGGCCAACGAACGCCGCCCGCTCAGCCTGGTGCGGGCCGAAGGCAGCGAGGAGGCGACGCTCTACATCTACGACGTCATCGACGCCTGGTGGGGCGTCTCGGCGCTGCAGATCGCGCCGGTCGTTGCCGCGCTCGACCCCACCACCACGCTGCACGTCCGCGTGAATTCGCCTGGCGGCGACGTCTTTGAAGGCCGGGCGATCCGCACAGCGCTTCAGCAGTTCAAGGGCAAGACGATCGGGCACGTCGACGGCCTGGCCGCAAGCGCAGCCACAACGGTGGTCGACGCGTGCGACGAGATCGAGATCTCGGAGGGCGGCATGTACATGATCCACAACGGGTGGACGTACGCGATGGGCAACAAGCACGAGATGCGCAAGAACGCGGACCTGCTCGACAAGGTCGACGCGGCGATCGTGGCGGACTATGCGCGCCGCACTGGACTGGATGCGAAGCAACTGGTCGACTGGATGGACGGGGAGACCTGGTTCAGCGCCGAGGAAGCTGTCGAGCACGGCTTCGCGAACCGCTTGGCAGCGCTGCCCGACAAAGCCGCTGCGGAGAACCGCACCTGGAACCTCACGGCCTACGACAAAACGCCGAAAGCCCTGCTCGAGCAGCGCCAGCCGCCCGAACCCGAACCCGACTACGCAGCGCACCGTGCTCACGCCGAGCGCCGACTGCGAGTCCTACAGATCGCCTGACGCTCTCGCTTCAGCGACCGGCCACCCACTTGGGTGGCTTTTTTTTTAGCTCACCAACCCAGAAGGAATCGATATGAGCATGCAAGCACTCCGGGAGCGTCTCTCCGCTCTGAAGAAAGACGCCAACGCCCAGCTGGCCGCCGCCGGCGCCAAGACCTGGACCGCCGAGGACAAGGCCAAGTTCGACGCTGTCGTCGACGAAGCCGAGCGCGTCGAGCAGCAGATCGACGCTCACGAGCGCGCGCTGAACCTGGCCGCAGACAAGGATTTCGGTAACGTCATCCGCAACGAGCCGAACGCCAAGAAGACCGAGCTGCAGCAAGGCCTCGAGATCTTCATGCGCAAGAGCTTCCGCGAAATGTCGCAGGAAGACGCCCAGAAGGTGCGCAACACGATGAGCACGACCACGGGCTCGGAGGGTGGCTTCACCGTGCAGCCGCTCGTGGCCACGTCGCTGATCGATCTGCTGAAGGCCTATGGCTTCATGCGCCGCGTCGCCGACCAGATCACGACGGCCAACGGGGCCGACCTGGCCTACCCGACCAGCGACGGCACCACCGAGGTCGGCGAGATCGTCGCGCAGAACGTGGCCGCCACTTCGGCCGACCCGACCTTCGGTACCCGCTCGCTGAACGTCTTCAAGTTCGGCTCCAAGATCATCACGATCCCGATCGAGCTGATCCAGGACTCGAGCATCGACATCGTGGCCATGGTGCAAAAGCGCATGCGCGATCGCATCGGTCGCGCGCAGAACATCTACTTCTCCACTGGCACTGGCACGGGCCAGCCCATGGGTCTGTTCACGGCGGCCGGCGTCGGCAAGGTCGGCACGACGGGCCAGGTCACCACGGTGACCTACGACGACCTGGTCGACCTGGTCGACTCGCTCGACGCAGCCTATCTGGACAACCCGCCCAGCACGCCCGAGCTGCCGAACGTGGAGCCCGGCTGGATGTTCTCGCAGTCTATGCGCCGGGTGGTCCGCAAGATCAAGGACACGTCGGGCCGCCCGATCTGGACACCGAGCTACGACGAGGGCGCCGCTGCGAAGACGCCCGACCGCCTGCTGGGCTACCCGGTGAACATCAACAACGACGCGCCGGCAGCCGGTGCGAACGCGAAGTCGATGGCTTTCGGCAACCTGCACAAGTACCTGATCCGCGACGCCATGGACGTGACGATGTTCCGCTTCGACGACAGCGCGTTCGTCTCGAAGGGCCAAATCGGCTTCCTCGCATGGGCACGCGCGGGCGGGAACCTGATGGACGTCAACTCGGTGAAGACGTACCAGCACCCGGCTACCTAAGCCTGGCGCACAGCCTGTTTTGCAGGTGCCTTGGGCCGTGCACCTGCGTGCACGGCCTTTCTTTTTTCCCCCATTTGAAGGAGTCCACCCATGGCAAAAAAACTGATCGCGCTCACGCTCATCGCAGCGGGTGCATATGCCGCCAACCAGCCCGGCTTTGTCGAAGGCGAGAAGTTCGAAGCGCCCGATGACATTGCCGAGCGCATGCTGGACGACAAGGTTGCAAAGGTCGACGGCGATGCCGCAACCGAAGCCAAGAAGTCCGGCAAGACCACGAAGGCCCGCCTGCTCGTGAACTCTCCGTTCGGCAACGCAAACGACGTCGTCGAGTTGGACGCCGCGGCGTTGAAGGACGCCGAAGCCGCCGGCCTGGCCGACAGCAACAAGGCGGCGGTCGCCTATGCGCTGGCGCTCGACCAGAACAAGTCCTGATCCCCTGCAAGGCTCGCTCGCGCGAGTCCTTGTGCAAGCCGGCGCTTTGTCGGCTTGCACAAGCTGCAAGCGCTTTCGCGTTTCGTGAACCACGAACAGACCATGAACCCCAAGATCATCACGCCGGCAACGCAGGTCATTGACCTCACTCGCGCAAAGCTGCAGTGCAAGATCACCGGCAGCGATCGCGACGCGGAGCTGGCCGACGCGATCGCCGCGGCACGCGACTACGCCGAGGCGTTTCTCGGCTTGCCGGTCGGCGAGCAGGTGCTGCAGTACACGTATCGCACTTGGTGCGGCCGCGCGGTGTTGCCCTGCGATGTGACAGAGGTCTTGTCCGTGACCGCCGCGGGCGCTCCGGTCCTGCCCCTGCCGGTGGCGGATGGGAGGACGCTGACCCTGACGGCGGTCGCGCCGGTGGTGGTGACCATCAAGTGCGGTTGGACGGCCGCAACCCTGCCGGCCACCGTCAAGCAGGCGATGCTGTTGTTGATCACGGACTTGATCCGCAATCCCCAGGCGCAGAGCGACGTGGAGCTCTTTAGGAACCAGGCCTTTGAGAACATGCTCTGGCCGCACCGCGAAAGGCTGCCGCTGTGAAGTACCCAACCGTGGGCGAGCTAGACCGCCTGGTGAAGATTCGCAAGTGGTCCGACGCGCCATCGGTCGCGTTCGCAATCGACCAGAACTTCGATGCGGGCCAGGACGCCTGGGCACGCATCGATCCCGCCGGCACTGCACTGTTCTACGGCACACAGCAAATCGAAGCCGGCATGACCCACCGCGCCTGCACTTGGCGCACGTCGACGATCAATGCGCTGACGATCACCGGGAAGCACGTCGTCGAGCATGAAGGCATGCGCTACCGGGTGCGGCGCGTGACGGACGTCAACGGCCGCAAGGACTTCGTCCTGATCGACCTCGAGCAGCTAGGAGCGATCACGTGAGCGACGCGATCCGCGTCTCCGCCACCCTGGCCGGTCACTCGCGCATCGACTTCGACAAGAAGCCGATCAAGAAGGTGCTCCGCCAGCAGGGCGGCGAAATCCGCAAGGTGGCGCGTCGCCTGGTCGCGCGGCGGGCGATTTCCGGGCCTGGCGAAATGCCCGGTCGGCAGAGCGGCGTGCTCATGCGCTCGATCAAGGTCAAGGTGTCGTCGGGTGGCTTTTGGGCGCGCGTGTCGCCGTTCAAAACCAACGAGATGGAAGTCTTCTATCCCGCCTTTCTGTACTACGGCTCCGTGAAGCGTGGCATCGAGAAGCGGGCGAACTACATGGAGTCCGCGCTTGATACGCGTCGGGCGGCTGCCAAAGACGCTATCCGCACCGCGCTGCAGGGCGCTCTGAAACCACGCTGAGCATCATGGATCTAAATCTGGTCATCCAGCAGCTGCGCTCATTCGCGCCGGCTTTCGCGGGCCGCGTGGCGGGTGCCGCGCGCTTCAAGGAGCTTGACGAGAGCACCGCCATGCTGACGCCGTGCGCCTTCGTCATCCCGCTCGAGGACAGTCCAGGCCCGGCAATCGCGCAGAACGGCGTGCGGCAGGATCTGAACGAGACCTGGGCTGTCGTTGTGTGCCTCGAAAACGTCGACGACGAACGCGGGCAAACGCCGGCCACCGGTTTGCACGAGGTCCGCGGCCAAGTGTGGAAAGCGCTGCTCGGCTGGCGGCCGACGCTCGAGCACAACGGCGTGACGTACGAGGGTGGCAGCCTTCAGAGCTTGCACCGCGCACAGCTCTGGTATCAGTTCGAGTTCGGCGCTGCCATGCAGATCGGCCCCGAGGACGGCTGGGAACAGCCGCAGCTCGACGCGCTCCCGAATTTCAACACCATCCACACCAGTGCCGACGTCGTCGACCCGATCGCCGACAAAAACGTGAAATACCCCGGACCCGATGGCCGCATCGAGTTCCAGACTCACTCAACCAACCTCAACCCACCCTGACAGGAGCGAATCATGTTTGTGAAACCAGCAGCCGGGCGCAGCGTCCCCGACATCGAACGTGGCGGCCTCCTGGCTGCCGAAGGCCGCGAAGTCGACCCGACGTCGACCTATTGGAACCGTCGCGTCGACGACAAGGACGTGGAGTTGGTCGACCCGGCCGACACCCCGCCGACGTCGGTTGTCGCGCAGGCCGCCGCGCCAGCCGCTGCGCCGATCGTCAAGTCGAAGTAAGCCGGCACCCGCCGCCCTCACACCCGCAGCCCGCTTCTAGCGGGCTTTTTCATTTCCGGAGAGAACCATGACCGTCCCCTTCAACAACATCCCGCAGCAGGTGCGGGTTCCGCTGTTCTACGCGGAAATGGACAACAGCCAGGCCAATGGCCAGGGCACCGGCATCCGCCGCGCCCTGGCCATCGGCCAGAAGCTCGCTACGGGCTCGGCCGCTGTCAACACGCCGTACATCGTGCCTTCGGTCGCCCAGGCGATCGCGTTGTTCGGCCGCGGCAGCATGCTCGCGCGCCAGGTCAAGGCCTACCGTGACAACGACAGCTTCGGCGAGCTGTGGTGCATCGCAGTGGCCGACGCCGGCGCAGGCGTCGCAGCCGCTGGCACCATCACGGTCGCCGGCGCGCCGACCGCCGCGGGCACGCTCAATTTCTACATTGCTGGCCAGCGCATCCAGGTCGCAGTGCTGACGACCGACACGCCGACCACGATCGCCGCTGCGATCGCCGCAGCGGTCACGGCCGCCACAGACCTTCCGGTCACAGCCACCTCTGCTGTCGGTGTCGTCACGCTCACCTGCAAGTGGAAGGGCCTGACCGGCAATGACATCACGCTCGTCGACAGCTTCCAAGGCTCGGCAGGCGGCGAGGCATTGCCAGCTGGCATCACGCTGACCTACGCGGCCACTCTCTCGGCGGGCACGACGAACCCGACGCTGACGCCGGTGATCACGGCCATGGGCGACGATGAGTACGACTTCATCACGCACCCGTACACCGACACGACCAGCCTGGATGCGTTCGCAGCCGAGCTCAACGACACCACGGGCCGCTGGTCTTGGAGCCGCCAGATCTACGGGCACTGCTACACCGCTTTGCGCGGTACCCTGGGCACCTTGATCGCTGCGGGCGGCGCGCGCAACGACCAGCACCACACGATCGCGGCGATCGACGTCGACTGCCCGAACCCGGGCTATGAATACGCGGCCGCCTACTGTGCGCGCAACGCCGTCTTCATCAATGCCGACCCAGCCCGTCCGACGCAGACCGGCGCGCTCACGAACATCCTGGTGCCGCGCGCGGGCAAGAAGTTCTTGTTCACCGAGCGCCAGTCGCTGCTGACCTATGGCCTGGCGACCAGCTATGTGACGCCGGGTCAGCTGCGCGTCGAGCGCGCGATCACCACGTACCAGAAGAATCTGTTCGCGCAGCCCGACACGTCCTATCTCGACAGCGAGGTGCTTCACCTGTCGGCCTATGTGCTGCGCCGCCTGAAGTCGATCATCACGAGCAAGTACCCGCGTCACAAGCTCGCCAACGACGGCACGCGCTTCGCAGCTGGCTCAGCCATCGTCACGCCGGCGGTCATCCGCGGCGAGCTGATCGCCGAGTACGCAAAGATGGAATACGACGGCTACGTGGAAAACGCCACGCTGTTCGCAGCCAACCTGATCGTCGAGCGGCCGGGGTCCGATCCGAACCGGATCGATGTCCTGTTCACGCCGGACTACGTCAACCAGCTGCGCGTCTTCGCCGTGCTGAACCAGTTCCGCCTGCAGTACTGACGTCTGCACGGTTTCACCTTCCACCATCTCAAAGGACACCACCATGGGCAACCGTGTTGCAGGCATCTGCTACGTCAAGATCGACGGCACGCAGATCGAAATCAAGGGCGGCCTCGAGGCGCCCATCATCGAGCGCAAGCGTGAGGCCGTCGTCGCCTCGAGCGGCGTCGCTGGGTACAAGGAATCCACCGTTGTGCCGTTCCTGAAGGTCACCGCGATCTTCACGAAAGACTTCCCTCTGGCGCAGATCGCTGCGGGCACGGATCTCACGTGCACCGGTGAGTTCGCCAACGGCAAGGTCTACACCCTGTCGGGCGCCTTCCTGGCCAGCGAATCGGCCGCCAAGGGCGAAGAGGGCGAGATCGAGCTGGAGTTCAACGGCATCCGGGGCGTGTGGCAATGAGCGGGCTTCGCATCCAGCTCGACAAACCGATCCGGGCACACGGCGAGGAGATCGAAGAGCTCAACCTGCGCGACCCGATCACAAAGGACCAGATGGAGCTGGGCATGCCGTTCCTGATCATCCAGGGCGATGGCGACACCGGCATCCAGATCCAGTCGAAGACGGTCGGCAAGTACATCGTGCGCCTGGCTGGCATCCCGCTGTCGAGCGTCGAGCAGCTTTCGCTGCCCGACTTCGGCAAGTGCCAGGCGGCGGTGCTGGGTTTTTTCGGGGCAGGCGAGGACGGACAAGCGACCAGCTGACCGACCGGGTCTTCGACCTCGCTCACTTCTGGCGGGTCGACCCGGCCGCCATTGAACGCCTCGACCTAGACCGCTTCGACCTGTACGAGCGCCAGGCCGAGCGCATCGTGCAACAGCAGCGCGACCCGAACGCATAACCGAGATCACCATGGCAGACAACTTTTCGCTCAAAGCCATTCTCAGCGCGGTCGACAATCTGTCGCCCGTGCTTAAAGGCGTGCAGGGCGTCGCCAAGTCGACGCGCAAATACTTGGGCGACCTCGGTGGCTCGGTCAACGCGCTGACTGCGAAGTTCGGCGTGCCGCTGGGCATCCTCTCGACGATCGCCGCGGGCTTTGGCGTGGCTGCCATCAAGAAAGCCGTCGTCGACTTTGCCGACCTTGGCGAAGAGGTAATGAAGGGTGCGGTCAAGGCCGGCATGAGCAATGCCGAGTACCAGAAGATGAAGTACGTCTTTGACCAGGCCGGCGTATCGATCGAGTCCATGCAGGGCTCCATGGGCAAGCTGAACAAAAATCTAGGCAATGCCGGCAAGGGCAAGAACGATGACCTGGTGCAGCTACTCAAAGTTCTGCACATCCCTCTGAGAAACGCGAACGGCCAGATTCGCACCGCGTCTGACCTGCTGCCTCAGCTCTCCGAGGCTTTCGTCAAGAACAAGGACCCGGTCAAGCAGGCCGCGATCGGAACCGCGCTGTTCGGCAAGTCGTGGGCGGAAATGGCGCCCATGCTCAACGAAGGCAGCGAGGGCATGGCGAGGAGCCTGGCGCGCTTCGACAAGCTCAAGGGCGTCATCGGGGACGACGACCTCAAAGGCGCTAAGGAGTTCGGCGACCAGCTCAAAGATTTGAGCTTCGTCACCAAGGGCTTCCAGATGACGATCGCCAAGGAGTTGGTGCCTGTCCTCAGCCCGATGCTCGAGGACTTCATCCAATGGGCGGCCGTCAACAAGAAGCTGATCGGCAGCGAAGTCAAAAAGGTGGTCCAGCAGCTGGTCGCCGCGGTCAAGTCCGTGGATTGGGGTGCCTTCGTTGCCGGCGTCGGCAAGGCGTTCGACGGCATCGGTCGCTTCGTCGAGATGTGTGGAGGTTTGCGCAATGTGCTGATCGGCCTGGCCGTGATCATGAACGCACAGACCATCATGGCGATCCTCGGCATCGGCGGCGCGGTCGGGCGCCTGGGCATCGCGCTGCTGCCGCTCATCGGCACGTTGGGCACCCTGACATTGGCTGCATGGCCCTTCCTGCTGGTCGCAGCGTTGCTCGCTGGTGCCGCCTACCTGATCTACCGCAACTGGGACGCGGTCGGCCCGTTCCTTGGCCAGATCTGGGAACGCATCAAGGCGACCGCCGAGATCGCCTGGAACGCGCTGCGGTTTCTGTTTTCGTGGTCGCCGCTGGGCATCATCGTGAACAACTGGGGCGCGATCACTGCCTGGGCGGGCCTCTTTTGGCAGAACCTCACGGCGCTGGTACAGGCGGGCGTTGCGCTAATCGGCGGCGTGCTGCAGTCCTGGGGCGTGCTCGACATGGTTAAGGCCGTATGGGAGCCCGTCGTCGCGTTCTTCAGGGGCGTGTGGGACTACGTGGGCGGCATCGTCAGCTCGGTGGTCAATGCCGCCGGCAAGGTCACCAACGCGCTGGGCAGCGCTGCACAGGCGCAGTTCGGTGCCGGCGCCTCGAACCAGGCGTTCGGGCCGCGGCTGGACGGTCCTGGCGCCAGCCTGGCCAGCGCGATGCCCCTCACCGCGCCGGCCACGCAGGTCGGAGGCAGCGTTTCGATCGACTTCAAGAACGCGCCGCCCGGCATGACCGTCGCGCCGGCGCAGGCAAGCAACCCGCGCGTGCCCATCAGCACGAACGTGGGCTATCGCACTCTCGGTAACGACATGGGCTTTTGACAATGGCGGACTTTCTGAACCTCGACCTGCAGCCTGCGAGCTTTCGCGGCGTGCCGTTCTTTGTCGACGGCGCGGGCGTCGAGGTGGGCCGCCGCGTGCAGGTGCACGAATACCCGCAGCGCGACAAGCCTTGGGCGGAGGATCTCGGGCGTGCGACGCGTGGGTTCACCATTGAGGCCTTTGTCGTCGGGCCGGACTACATCTCCGACGCCCAAGCGCTGATTGCTGCGGCGGAAGAGGAGGGCGCCGGCACCCTGGTGCATCCCTGGCTCGGGTCGATGGAGGTCAGCCTCAAAGACCTGATGCGTGTGCGCTTCGACGCAGCCGCCGGCCACGCGATTGTCAGCTTCAGCTTTGTCGAGCCTGGCGAGTTGGAGTTCCCGGCGGCGGCCGACAGCACCGCGGCGCTGTCGCAGTCCGCAGCCGATGGGCTTTGCACCGCCGCAAGCGAGAGTTTCACCGACGTGTTCAGCGTCGACGGATTGCCGTCGTTCGTGAGTGATGCGGCCGGCACCAGCTTCGCGAGCGCCTTCGGCCTGGCCGGCTCATTGGGCAGCAGCTTCAGCTCGCTGGCCGGCTGGGCCAGCGGGCTCAGATCGATCGCCCAGGGCGGCCTCTCGAGCCTCACCGGCGGCATTCTCAGCGGCGTGGCTGGTGGCATCGCCGGCTTGCTGGGCGTGTCGGCGTCCTCGCTGCTGGCGACGCCGCTGGCACTGGCCCAGGCGGTGATGGACGTCTTTGACCTGTCCAGCGTGGTTGCCGGCCTGGCGCGCGGGTCTGCTGCGGCGGGACCGACCTACGCGATCGCCGCAGCAACGGCGGCGCAAACGACCTCAGCCGCGCAGCTCACGCCGATCATCCTCGGCATCGTCACCATCGCCGGTAACGGCGGCGCCGGAGGCGTGCTCAATGCTCCAATGCCGACGCCTGGGGCGACGGCCAACCGAACGCAGCAGGTGGTCAATGCCGCCGCCTGCAACGCGCTCGTGCGGCGCGCACTGCTGGCCCAGGCGGTCGGTATGAGCAGCGCGATCGACACCACGGTTCAGGCCGACGTTCTTGCAGTGCGCGGCGCCCTCTGCGCCGCCCTGGACGCTGAGTCTCTGCTTGCCGACGACGTCAGCTACCAAGCGCTGCAGGTAGCCCGCCGCGCAGTGTGGGCAGACCTCACTGCACGCTCGAGCGACAGCGCGCGCGTTCTCGACCTAGTGCCGACCGAGGTGTCGCCGGCGCTGGTGCTGGCCTACGACCAGTACGAGGACGCCGGGCGTGCGATCGAGCTGGCCGCGCGTAACAAGATCATCCATCCGGGCTTCGTGCCCATGCAGACTCTCCAGGTGCTATCCCGATGACAGACGAAGCCAACCGCGTCCGCCTGGTGGTCAATGGCGTGGAGTTCGGTGGCTGGAAGGATGTGCGGATCGAAGCCGGTATCGAGCGGCAGGCCCGCAGCTTCGACCTCAGCGTGACCGATCGCTGGCCAGGCGCCACCGACGTGCCGCGGCGGGTAAAGCCTGGCGATGCGTGCGAGGTGTACATCGGGAAGGATCGCGTCGCCACCGGCTACATCGATGGCACGCCAATCCGGTACGACGGGGCGTCCCTCAGCGTTGGCATCCGCGGCCGCAGCAAGACTGCCGACCTGGTCGACTGCTGTCCGACACAGGGCAGCAAGGGCGGTGGCGGCGGAGGCGGCGGTGCTCCCAAGTCGAAGGGTTGGGGAGCGCTGGGCATCGTGGCCATCGACGGCACGGGCGGTGCGCCGGCACCCAAGGCGCGCGCTGTTGCGGCCAACGCGCAGGGCGGTGGCGGCGGGCAGTGGCGTGGCGCCTCGCTCGAGCAGATTGCGGCCGACATGGCGGCGCCCTACGGCGTGAAGGTCGTAGCCGAGGTCGACACCGGCGGCGCGCTGGCGCACCAGATCCAGCAGGGCGAGACCATCTTCGAGAGCATTGATCGGATGCTTCGCATGCGGCACTGTCTGGCGACGGACAACGCCATGGGCGAGCTGGTGTTCGTGGTCGCCGGCAGCGGCGGCAAGGCCTCGACGTCGCTCGAGCTGGGTCGCAACATCCGTGGTGGCGATGCGCCGCTCGACTACAAGAAGGTGTACAGCGAGTACATCTGCAAAGGTCAGAAGTCAATCACCAGCCAGCAAACCGAAGAGAGCGAGGAAGGCGAAGACGTTGAAAGCGCCGTGAGCTCGTCGGTCGGCAGCAGTGCCAGCGCGACCGACAGCCGCGTGACGCGTCGCCGCGTCTTGGTGATCAAGCAATCGGGCCAGGCCGACGAGGGCTCGTGCGAGGACCGCGTGAAGTACGAGCGTGCTCACCGCGCTGCGAAGGCGCTGGAGACGACCTATACCGTCGACGGCTGGCGGCAGGACGACGGCTCGCTCTGGGTGTCGAACCAGGAGGTTCGCGTGATCGATCCGATCGTTGGCTTCGACACCACCATGCTGATCGCCGAGGTGAGGTACTTGCTGGACGAACAGGGACAGCGTGCCGAGCTGAAGGTCGGCCCGCTCGACGGCTACGTGTCCGCCGCGCAAAAGAAGCAAAAAGCCAAGGGGAGCAAGAACGTGAAGATCGTCAAGGACCGCTACGCCAAAGGCAACGCAGGCCTGTCGTTGGAGGCACCATGAGCGGCCTTGGTGAAGCCATCCGCCCGCTCGCGATGAAAGTCGCGAACATGTTGGCCCGCGGCAAGCTCACTGCAGTCGACCCCAGCACGAAGATGCAGACGCTGCAGCTCGGCCTGTTGGACGGCGAGAGCAAGGACCGCATGGAGCACTTCGAGCCCTATGGCTTCACGTCGCATCCGAATCCGGGCACCGCTGAGGCGATCGGCGCTTTCCTCGACGGCGACCGCTCGCACGGCGTGGTGCTCGTCGTCGCCGATCGCAAATTCCGCATGAAAGGCTTCGAGCGGGGAGAGGTCGCAATCCACGACGACCAGGGGCAAAGTGTGCACCTCACGCGCGACGGCATCGTCGTGAAGGGCGGCGGCTTTCCGATGATCTTCGAGGACACGCCGTCCATCACCTTCAAAGCTGACACGTTCATCCGCTTCGAGACACCTTGGGTGCAGATGACGCAGCTGCTGCAGGCGCAGCAGTTCACGGTCGGCAACGTCACCGGCGGCATCGGTGCGGCCGTGGCCACGATGACCGGCGGCTCGATCAACTACAGCGGCGTGGCGCTCACGTACGTGAATAGCCCGCAAAGCTCGACGGGCTCGACGATCAAGCACGACGGCAAGAACATCGGCTCAAGCCACACTCACAACGAAAACGGCAGCATCACCGCCGGCCCGAACCCATGACGCCCGAACAACCGCTCTCGATGCTGATCAATGGCATCGACACGCCGCTCGGCATGGGCATGCGCCAGCCGCTCCCACGCGCCGTGATCATCAGTCTCTTCACCTGGGGCCGGGCCCGGCCCGACGACCAGCTGCCCGGCGATGAGCGCATGGGCTGGTGGGGCGACAGCTATGCGCCGGTGCAAGGCGATCGCATCGGCTCACGCCTTTGGTTGCTGGCCCGCGCCAAGATCACGCAGCACACGCCCAAGCACGCCAAGGAATACGCGCAGGAGGCGCTTGCCTGGTTGATTGACGACGGCGTGGCCAGCGAGGTCGTAGTGCAAGCCGAGCGCGCCGGCCTTTCGCAGATCTCGCTCGGTTGCGTGATCGTGCACGGCAGCAACGACCGGCTCGACATCCGCTTTAACAATGCCTGGAGCTTCCTGAATGTTTAATCGTCCGCCCTTGACCGAGATCATCCGGTCTGTGCGCGAGGACTTGCTGTCCCGCGTCGACGACGAGAGCTTGCTGCGGCGCTCCGATGCCGAGGTGTACGCCCGCGTCATCGCCGGTGGGATGCACGGCCTATATGGCTATGCCGACTGGATCGCGCGCCAGATCATTTGGGACACCTGCGACGAGGACACGCTCGAGCGGTGGGCCTCCATGTGGCTGCAGGTGCCGCGCAAGCCCGCGGCCAAGGCCACAGGCCAGTCCGTGACGTTCGTGGTCGTCGGCGCGGCCGTGGTGCCGACTGGCACTGTCCTCAAAGCCTTCGACGGGCAGCAGTACCTCACCACGGCCGACAGCGTCGCCGGCGTCGCGCCCGTCATCGCTGCGGTTGCCGGCGCGGCGGGAAACCGGGCCGCGGGGCAGACGCTGTCGCTTGTATCTCCGGTCGCAGGGGTGCAGACCCAGGCGATCGCCGGCGAGATATCGGGCGGTGCAGACATTGAGAGTGCAGACTCGCTGCTCGCTCGCCTGCTGGCCCGCGTCCGCACGCCGCCCGATGGCGGCAGCGCCACGGACTACCGCCAGTGGGCGCTTGAGGTGCCCGGCGTCACGCGCGCCTGGGTGGCGCCGCTCGAGCAGGGCGCTGGCACGGTTGTCGTGCGCTTCGTGCGCGACAACGATGCGACGCCCATACCGGACGCTGGTGAGGTCGCCGCAGTGCAGACGTACATCGACGGGGTGCGCCCGGTCACCTCGCAGGTGTTTGTGGTCGCGCCGGTCGCCGACCCGATCGCTTTCCAAATCGCGCTGACGCCAGCCACCGTGGCCGTCAAAGCGGCCGTGACGGCCGAGCTGAAGGATCTTCTGTTGCGAGAGGGTGCGCCGGGCGTGACGCTGCTCATCTCGCACATCCGCGAGGCTGTCAGCACGGCCGCCGGCGAGACCGACAGCATCCTGGTGTCACCGGCAGCAAACGTTGTGCCGGCGATCGGGCACATGCCGACGTTCGGGAGCATCGCATGGGTGTAGTGAACACGAGTGCAGACGACTACACGCGGCAGCTGCTGCGTCTGTTGCCGCAGGGTCCGGCCTGGCCGAAGGAGGGCGACAACCTCAGCGTCCGACTGCTCGGGCCGGCCGGTCGTGTCATGCAGACTGTCCATGCGCGGGCGCAGAACCTCATCGAAGAGGCTGACGCGCGCACCACGAGCGAGCTGCTCGCCGACTTCGAGCGCGTCGTCGGTTTGCCGGACCCATGCCTGGACCCACCCAAATCAACGGCGGAGAGGCGGCGACGGGTCGTCGCACGTCTCACCTACCAGGGCGGCCAATCGGCCGCTTTTTTTTCGTCTTTCCTTGCGGCCCTCGGCTATCCCGGCATCACGGTGACCGAGTTCCGGCCGATGAAGTGCAACAGCAAGTGCAACGCCAACCTCAATCAGGGCGGCTGGCGCTACGGCTGGAGGGTCAGCGTGCCGATCGCAGCCAACAAGAAGGTGATGACTGTGCGAGGCAGGTGCAACGACCCATTGGCCACCTGGGGCAACCCGGGCCTCGAGTGCCTGCTGGCGATCCACAAGCCTGCCCACACGCGCCTATTCGTCGCTTACGGCGTTTGATTTTTTTGACCAGGAGATTTAAATGAAACGTATCTCGACCGCCACACGCGTGTTGAACAAATTCGGCGCCGGCAAGGACGGCTACACGGATGGCGATGTGGTCGGCGGCATCCCCGCCACCGACCTCGAGGCGGGCCTTTTTGACAACATCCAGGAGGAGCTGTGCAACATCATCGAAGGCCAGGGCATCGCGCTCAATGGCGCGGTGCTGACGCAGCTTGGCGCGGCCATCCGCAAACTGTGCGCTCCACGTCTGTCGGTGGTGATCGCTAGCGGCAGTTTCACCGTGCCGGCGGACGTGTATCTGCTCGACGTCGAAGTGTGGGGTGGGGGCGGCGGCTCTGGTGGTATCGGTTCCATCAACAACGGCAGCGCGGGAGGGGGCGGCGGCGGCGGGTACGCGCGTGGCCTCATTGCAGTAACGCCTGGCCAAGTCATCTCATGCACTGTCGGTGCAGCTGGCGCGGCTGCAATCGGCGGTGCCAATGGTGGCGGTGGCGGCACGACAACCTTCGGCGTGCTGTCTGCAACGGGCGGTGCCGGAGGTACACCAAATGGTGGCGGGGTAGGAGGAAGCGGCGGCACCGGGAGCGGCGGCCTCATCAACCTGACGGGAGTAGGCGGCGGCGGCGGCTTGGGTGCAGGGAGTACAGGCCTCGGAGCTTCCGGTGGTAGTGCCCCGATGAGCGGCGGCGGCGGCACCGGCTCCATCGGCATTGCCGGCTCGGGCGGAATCCCTGGCGGCGGCGGCGGCGGTCCCGGCTCGAACTCTGTCACCAACGGCGCCCCCGGCGCACGCGGTCAGATCAACATCCGTTATTGAGGCATCACCATGCGATACGTAATCATCAAAAAATCCACCTCGACCGTAGTGAACGTCGTCGAATGGACGGGCGACAGCGAAACGTGGCAACCGCCAGAAGGTCAAGATGCCGTGGCCTCCGAGTCCGCCAGCATTGGCGACGCATACGATGCGAAACGCGGCAGCTTTACTGGTCCCGAGCCCGAGCCGGAGCCGCAACCAGTGGTTCGGGCGGTCACCATGCGCCAAGCGCGGCTCGCACTGCTCGCTGCCGGGAAGCTCAGCGCGGTGAGCTCGGCGATTGCGGCCTTGCCAACTCCGCAGAAGGAGGCAGCGCAGATCGAGTGGGAGTACGCGGCGACGGTCGACCGGAATTCGCCTTTCATGCAAACGATGGCAGCGGCGCTGCAACTCGATGCTCCTGCCCTCGATGCCCTTTTCATCCAGGCGGCCGCGCTGTGATCGGCCTCGCGCTGCAACTGATCGCGATCGCGATCTTCGCGCCCGTGCTGCTCTGGGTGTTCTACGTCGCGGTCATGCGCTTGAAGATGGTCCGCGACGCTGGCCAGCTCACCGGCTGGACCATGGTGCTGGGCTACATCGTGTTGGCAGTCGGCCTGGTGCTTGATCTGGTGGTGAACCTCATCACCGCGTCAGTCATCTTCCGCGAGCGACCGCGGGAGTGGACCGTCTCGGCACGGCTCACGCGTCTGTCGGCCGCCGTCGACGACCCCAAGCGGCAGGCGCTGGCCGTGCGAATACGGACCATGCTGCTCGACAACATCGACCCAGCCGGCATCCACACCGGCTGAATGGCTCCGATCTCACTCATCAACCCGCTTCGGCGGGTTTTCTTTTTTCAGGAGCTGTCTTGCCACCCGAACCCGCTACCTCCGGCGTCAAAGCGATCGTGATCGGCCTTTCCGGCGTCGCGATGTCATTGCTTGGCGTCGACTACTACTCGCTCATCTGGGCGATGGTCGGCGCCCTCTGGGCGCTTTTCCTCAACACCGAACGCATGGGGCGCGTGCGCTCCGTGATCTACGTCTCGCTGTCGACGTGCATTGGTGCCGCAGTGGGCACCGCCGGCGTGTCGTTGCTGACGAGCGAGTCGCGGGCATTGTTGATCGTGCTCAGCATGGTCGTCGGCTTCGGCGCGCACCGCGTGATGTCTGCGTTGCTGGCCAGCACTCTGCAGCGCATTGACAAATTGGGAGGCCAATGATGGACAACCTACTTCGTTACGCCGGCATGGCGGCCTGCCTGGTCGTCCTGCTCGCGTGTGTGTGCCGCATCGACCTGATGCGCAGTACCCGCACCCGTGCCGTCTGGTTCGTGCTCTACGCGCTGTTTGCGATGTACGCACTGGGCACCGTCCTGCAGATCTGGCGCGGTGGGTCGTTCGACTGGAATGACGCCGCCGGCATCGGCGGCATCCTGGTGAACGTGTTTGCAACGCGGCACCTTTGGAAGAACGGCCAGCCACCCGAGACCGTCAAGGGAGCACTCGAATGAAGCGCACCGCTAGCGACTGGGTGCGCATCCTGCGTGCCTGTGGCGTCGCCGGCGACGTGGCCATCGCCTGGTCCTTCGTGTTCGCCGACACGATCCACGAGACGACGTTCAGCAAGGGCGACGTCGACCTGCTCGACTTCCTGCCGACCGTCCTGGTTGAGAGCCAGATGCTCACGAAGCTCAAGGAGTCCGGCAACTACAGCGCCAAGCGCATTCGCGAGCTGGGCAATGCGAGCGTGCCTGGCAGTCGCTGGCGATCGCTGGTGCCGCGTGCCGACGAGCTCGCGTTTAACGAGCGCAAGTTCTTCGAGGCCTGCTACGGCGGCCGCGGCGGCAACGGCCCGGAGGGCAGTGGCGATGGCGCGCGGTATCCAGGCCGCGGCTTGATCATGCTGACCTTCAAGGATGGTTACCGGTGGCAGGGCGAGCGCAGCGGGCAGGATCTGCTGCAGCTGCCCGAGCTGGCCGAGCAGCGACATTTCGCGCTCGAGTTCGCGATCGACTGGTGGGAGGGCAAGGTGCCCGACCAGATCCTGGGCGACACGCGCAAGGTGCGCAAGGTCGTCAATGGCGGAAGCTTTGGCCTCGCCGAGGTCGACGCGATCGTCGGCAAGGCACGAGGAGCGCTGCAATGAACCGCGGCTTTGACCTGCTGGTCGTTATCGCCGGCGTCTACCTGCTCGTTTGGATGGTCTCGACGCTGCCAGGAGTGGCGAAATGATCGGCTCGACCCTTAAGGCCTTGGCCGCTCTGTTCGGCCTGCTGCCAGGTTGGCTGTGGGCCTCTCTGGTAGCCGCAATGGCGATGCATGGCTGCTGGGTAGGCCACCAGCGCGACAGCGCCCGCAACGACCTGCAGGCGCTGCAGACGAAGGTTGCCAAGGTCGACCTGGAGCGCGCAAAGGTCGCGCTCGAGGCGAACAGCAACTTCCGAAAGTTCGAACATCTACAGGCGGCCACGGCCGCGGAGATCGAAAATGCAAATCAGAAACGCAAAGCGGCTGCTCAGCCTGTCGCTGCTGGCAATCGTGCCCTTGCTGGCAGCGTGCGGCTCGATGTCGAGCGGCTCAATGCCATCGCCAGAGCTGGTTTCCTGCCCAGCTCCGCCGCCGACGCCGGCGAGCTTGCGGCAAGCCGGCGAGCGGCTGAAGTCGCAAGAGGACTATTCGCTACGTGCACAGCGGAATATGCAGACCTGGCGTCAGCAGCTCAACTCGACGTCATCGATCTCGGCACCGCCGTAGAGTTCGTCGACCTGGTGCAGATGGCTGCACCGACGAAATGACAAAGGCCCCCAGCGCTTCGGCGCTGGGGGCCTTTTTTGCGTCTGCTCAACCGTAGAGTTCGGCTCGAATGTGCTCGCCGGCGTTGCCTCCAGCCTCGCTGTCGCCGTAGGCGTCGCCGATCGACGCGCACACGTCGACGATGCTTGTCGCGAAGTCCACGACGTTCTGGTCCAGCTTGTCGCCGTCGCGAATCAGACCGTGCTTCACCGCCAGGCGCGTGAAAACTGCCACGGGGTCGCGGGGAGGCGGCGCCTCACCGACTGGGTCGTCATCTTCGTTTTCGGTCATCGGTGCATCGTACCGCTACCCGAGCCGTGCTTAATTAGCGGCCTTCGGTCCGGTCGTCCAGTGGACCTGGCACACACCACCACGCTTGCGCGTTCGTGACACTGCTGCGGACGTCCTCTGACCCGCGTAGCAGAATGCAGCCCTTCTTAATCCTGGCCCGCGGGTGCACCATCGGCTCTATTAAGTCGACCTGGTCTGTCTCGCTGCGAAATAGCCGGGCTGCCTCCTGCGGGTAGTACACCCGCACGTCGCGGTCGACCGTCAGCCAGCCCACGTGCGGGCGCGCCCGGACTTCCTCGACGGGTAGCCTTTCGCCTTTGCGGCGGAGAACGTAAACGACACAGAGCACTGTAAAAGCATACAGTGTTTCGCTAGCTGTTCGCCAGTGCCTCGGCTGCTACCCATCCGCCCTGGTTGTCGATCCGAAGCAGTCGGCCGGCGCCGCCCTTGGCAAGCAGCATGAGGTCCATGGCACCGGCCGGCGTGTCCTCCGGGCGCACGCCGCGGCGATAGACCACGATCCGTTCGAAAGTATCGGCAACCAGTTGGCGGGCCTGGATGCGCGCATCCACGTCCTGAGCTTCAACGCCGGCGGCGAGCTTGCCCCACATCTCGTCGACGCCCTGTAGATCGGTACGCGCCACCGAAGCCAGCTCCCGTTCTGCCGCGGCGAGGTCGGCCATGGCGACCACCTGCTCGGCTTCCAATGCACGCGCACGCTTGGTGAATGTCGCCGGCGTGGCGCCATCGTTGGCCGCCTCGAGCATCGCGTCGGTCAGCCGTTCGAGTTTGCTGGCCAGGTCAGCAGCTCGAGCGCGAGCGCTGGCCAGCCTTGCACGCGGCACTTCGGCGCGATCGCCACCGTAGAGCGCCTGCAAATTCAACATATCGGAGCAATAGGCCATGAGGGCGCGCTCGATCGGCGCAACCGAGCACGAGCCGGGAACCGGACAACCCCCGTGGCTGTAGCTGGTGCAGTGGAGCCGGCGGTGGCCATCGTGAATGCCGCCATCCGGCCTGCGTCCGCGCGTGCCGATGTTTTGACCCACCAGGGCGCGGCCGCAATAGCCGCAGACCGTGATCTTCATCCCGGTGACGATGTGTGGGACGGCGCCCTTGGCCGCGCGGCGGCCGCGGCCGGCGGCGAGAGTCTGCAGATCGCTCCAGTCGGACTCGGTCAGCAGGGCTGGGTAGTAGCCCGGCAAGCGGAATTGCTCGCCAGCAACGTCGAGCTCTTTCTCCCCCACGAGGGCGCGTTGTCGGATCAATCGGTAGATCTGCAGCGCCTGGGGGCCGCGCCCGGTCAGCGACAGCTCGCGCCTGGTCAGTTCGGCAATGATGCGCGTTGCGCTGTACCCACGTCTATACAGGTCGACGCCGGCGAGCACAGCCTCGACGCGCTCGGGAATGAGCTCCCACTTGCCGTCGACGAGACGCACCCAGACGGGATCTTTGCCGTTGCGAATCAGGCCGCGATAGGTACCGGCAAGCCAACCCTGGCAATGCCGCACGATGCTGGCCGTGACGCGCTTGCTTTTTGTGTCGGACTCTTCGTGGGCGCGAATCATCACCAGCAGCGAGTACACGAGGTCCATGGGATTGGCTTTGAGCCGTTCCCTGCTGTAGGCCTTTCCGTCGCTCGCGGTCACCACCGTGATGCCGGCATTTACAATCTGCGCCAGCTGGGCCTGCGCCTGGATCGGCTCCGCGCGTGACAGGCGGTCCAGTCCCTCGACGACCAGCACCGAACCCGGCGGCACTTTGCCGCTTTCGACGGCGGCCAGAAAGACGCCCAGCGCCCCGGATTTGACGTGCTTCTGGTGGTAGGCCGAGAGGCCCTCGTCCCTTAGCGTCAACGATTCGTCCAGCCTCAGTCCATGCTCTGCAGCCCAGCGAGCTGCGTATGCTGCCTGACGCTCTAAGCTGTGGCCACCGGCCTGGCGCGGGTCGGAAAACCGGCTGTAGCTATAAACAAGACCTGACAATGGATACCCCGATGACGACAGTTGAAGCGCCGAAGGCGGCGCGCGTGCCGAGTATAGGAATGGTATCGCTTGGGTGCCCCAAGGCCCTGACAGATTCCGAATTGATCCTGACCCAGCTGAGCGCAGAGGGTTATCAAACTGCCAAGACCTTCGAAGGCGCCGACCTGGTGATCGTCAACACCTGCGGCTTCATCGACGATGCCGTGAAGGAAAGCCTGGACACCATCGGCGAAGCGCTGGCCGAGAACGGTCGCGTGATCGTCACTGGCTGCCTGGGTGCCAAGACGGGCGACCAGGGCGGCAACCTGGTGCGTCAAATGCATCCGAGTGTGCTGGCCGTGACCGGTCCGCATGCCACGCAGGAGGTCATGGATGCTGTGCATGCCAATCTGCCCAAGCCGCACGATCCGTTTGTCGACCTGGTGCCGAACACCTTTGGCGTTGCCGGCCTCAAGCTGACGCCGCGCCACTATGCGTACCTGAAGATCAGTGAAGGCTGCAACCACCGTTGTACGTTCTGCATCATTCCGTCGATGCGCGGCGACCTCGTGTCGCGGCCCGTCGGCGACGTGCTGAGCGAGGCGAAGGCGCTGTTCGAAGGTGGGGTGAAAGAGCTGCTCGTGATCAGTCAGGACACCTCGGCCTACGGTGTCGACGTGAAGTACCGAACCGGGTTTTGGGATGGCAAGCCCGTCAAGACCCGCATGCTCGAACTGGTTCGGACGCTGGGTGAGATCGCCGAGCCCTATGGAGCATGGGTTCGCCTGCACTATGTGTATCCCTATCCAAGCGTCGACGAAGTCATTCCGCTCATGGCGAGCGGTTTGGTGCTGCCTTACCTCGACGTGCCGTTGCAACACAGTCATCCCGACGTGTTGAAGCGTATGAAGCGCCCGGCCAGTGGCGAGAAGAACCTCGAGCGTCTGGCACGTTGGCGCGAGGTGTGCCCCGAGCTCGTGATTCGTAGCACCTTCATTGCCGGCTTTCCTGGTGAGACGGAGCAGGAATTCGAGCATCTGCTCGATTTCATCCGTGAGGCCGAAATCGATCGCGCCGGTTGCTTTGCCTACAGTCCCGTCGAAGGTGCAACTGCCAACGACATTCCTGGCATGCTGCCGGAGCCTGAGCGTGAGGCGCGCAGAGCGCGCTTCATGGAGGTGGCAGAAGCCGTGTCGATTGCCAAGCTGCAAAAGCGCATCGGTTCGACGATGCAGGTGCTGGTCGACTCGGCGCCCGCCATGGGCCGGAAGGGCGGAGTGGGGCGTACCTATGCCGATGCGCCGGAGATCGATGGCACGGTTCGTCTGCTGCCGCCAGAGAAGATCAGCAAGACGCTCAAGGTCGGTGAGTTCACGCGCGCGCGAATCGTGGGCGCGGAAGGTCACGACCTGATTGCGCTGCCTGTTTGATGCGGATTCGTACAGACAAGAAAAAAGCCACCGGAGACCGGTGGCTTGTTTCG